AATGAAGTTTGTAGTTTCAGTTTGATGAGCATAAGGCTCAGGTATATCATTCATCTTTCGTTCTCCGTTGTTAAAGTATTCGGTGTTAGTTGGGTGAATACTTTATAAGTTTATTATATCAGGTTATAGCCCATTGACAATGGGGATCTAAACCTTTGCCATAAGTACACCATTTACAATTGTACTGACTTGGGTTCGGTGGGAACTCTGTAGCAGTAGTCATAGCAATAGCTCTCTCATGTAGTTTTGGCATAAAAATCATAGCTTCATCACGTGTGTATGTTTGTTCTGAAGTTGTACCATGATCTAAATACCATATTTCTGTTTTGACAAACTGTAATAATGGATATCTAAAAAAACTACCAATAGCATATATAAGTGCTTGTTGGCTGTGTGCAATTTCATTACCTATTTGTTTGCCTGTTTTGTAGTCAATAACTCGTGCTGAAGTGTCATCCTGGTGTACAAACGCGTCTAGTTTTATACGTGCCCAGACATCAGGGGCCATCCAATCGCACGTTTCCCACGACCGTGTAAAACCCCAGTCGCCTTCAAGTTCTACTTTTGCATCAACAAATAACTCACGCAATTGTTTGAATTTAGTATCAAACTTACGTAAAGAATCAGGTAGTTCGCCAAGTTGTCCGTTGACGTACTTTTCTGCCTCTTCATGTATTGCTGTGCCACGGGCCGCAGCGGGCCCGAAGTCTTCTTGTATTCGTTTCACTTTTGCAATGTAAGATCTGTAAGCGCACGACTCAAATGTTTTCAAAGCCGAATAGCTCCAAGCTGGAATGTCTCCCAGTTCTAAGTCCTCCGTGACCTCAAGCGTTGAGATTAGGTCTGGACGATTGGGTTGTGTTAGCTTCTCCATTAAGTAGTTCTAAATCCCGTTCGTCGAAATGTTCCTTAATTAATTGTTCACGAACATTATTGTCTAATTTCCATGTCAAGACAACCCCCCGGGGGATTCCAGCTGCACGATCTTTGCTAACACGTTTACGTGCAGTTTTTATATTTAGTCTAGACATTCGTTTAGAAAACTCTCTTTGCGACAGTGTGTTACGACTGTCTGTAAGTGCGTCATACACAACTTTAAAATGTGCTAGTGGTATAACAACTTCATTACCTAAAGTAGAAAGCCAATCTTTTACATATCTTTGTGCCGTGCTAATCCCGCCAGCATCAAAAGTATTTGTAAGCGGAATATCTAAAACATCTGTAAAATATTCTAGGTTTCGTGTGCGTATCGCATGTGCCGCTTCTTCGATGACCGACATAGATACTTCTTTCATTTCTTTCTTAGCATCGTTTTCTAATGCAGTATGGGCCATACGTGCATTTACCTGGAACTTCTGGAGCACACCGGCCACGATGTAAAGTTCTTTTTCTAATACGGACAAATTTTCTAAGAGCTCTGGATGCACGACTTCTAGTTTTTCTTCTTGACGTGGAGCAACATTGTAACGCCTGTCTGAATCTTCTATCTTGACAGCGTCTGCTCTGTTAGTAAGAAATATAAAGTTCGTGTAAGAAGGCAGCTCTATCTGGTTGGTACGCATAGCTCTAATAGTTAGATTTGGTTCTGTTATTTGGTGTTTTAACTTATCAGCCATTTTACCTACAGAACCTGAATCTGCCATACGAAACTCATCAACCACAAGAAATAACGCAGTTCTCATATAAAGATTAAATTGTTCTTCAATATTTTCTAAAGAACGCATTGGTGCTTGTGCTTCGCCAAAAAGACGCTTAAGGACTCTATGCACGAATAAACCTTTACCAGTGCCAGGTACACCTGTGAATATCCAAGCTGTCATTGTTTTACGTTTATTTTGGTAAATATAAGCTAGCCAGTTTATAAAGTGTTCAAACTCTGGTTTGCCATTACCGAGAGCGTGCATCAAGAGTTTGTAAAAGTTTGGTGCAACTTTTTGTATTTCGATAGCTTCACCGTAGGAGAGTTCTTTTACATTCTCCTCTGCACGCAGCATGTAAGATGTACGACGATATAGATTTACGTAGTACGGAGCTTCGTCGAGCTGTATGCCGACATTGCTGCTAGGATCAAAAGTGACCCTGGCATCAGGAATATAATCAAGATTAGGCCTACTATGAGAGCGTAGGAAATCGTTGATAGAGTTTTTTGTAGTAGGTGTGAGAGGGTACTCGTCAGTGAATTGTTTTTTAGTTTCATCATATACTCCGTTATAGTAAGTGTCAGTGTAGAAGTCACGTAACGCTATTGGTTTTAGTTTTGACTTTTCATCTATCTTATCCGCAAAGATTTCGAAGATACTTCTATAAAAGTCTGGGTCTGCTTTTTCTATCTCCCATATAGGTTCGCCCTTAAAGTTGTACATGTAATGTGGGTTTGTTAGCACGAAAAAATACGCACCACTGTCGCCGTCATTTACATTACAATTTACATAAGGTTCGGACACACGAGAGATTTGGATGGTCATCTTGTCCGGATTTTGTAGCACTTCGTGCGACTCACCAGCAACGTTAACCGTGGTTACCTTTCCGGCTTTCTTAGGGAGACTGTTCTTTTTCCTAAGATTATCTTTAATCTGCAAACCAAGTGTGTGCACCTTTTCAGGGTTAACACCAATTAAAGATGAGGAGATTTCCAGAAGTGGCGAACCACGGTCAACTTTGACAAACCTTCCGTTAGGATAGGGATCTTGCACGCCAGTAAATTTTGGTGGTGCAATATAAATTAACTTACTGTTATCTGCAACCGACGGGTCAAGTATGTACGAAAGACTTTGACCGTTAGCAGATAAAGTAATTTGTTCAGCTAAAAAATCACATTCATAATTTAACATACGAAGATAATCTTTTAGAGTTTTTGGGTGCACTGGCATATCCATGAGAAAAAACAAATGTAGTGATATTTGATTTTCTTTGACACCTAAAGATGCACTAGCTTGTGCTATGTACGAAACATCATGAAATATATCAGGTAGTTGTAACACGATTTTATCCGCCATAGCTTGAATGTCATCCCCTGGAGTTGCACGAAGCCCGTCTATATCTAGGACTAACAACTCTGTTGGTGTAGACCGATCGGACATAAAAGCCCGGGGCTCATCTTTAAGGGCACGTTTAAGTGGGCCCTTGTGCATACACGCCCCTTGCTGGGCGGCTGTTGTAATTACACGAAATAATTTAGTAAAACCTTTTTTGTCTAAAGATATATCGTGTGTTTCTGATGTAAAGTTTTTAACTAAAGGATAGGGCTTTGAGCCGTCTTTAGTTATTTCCTTTGCCAGTGGTTTTTTGGCTTTGAGAAATGTGGTCTGCATTTTTATCCTCCTTATTTAAGTATACTTCTTCTCTATCAATGCGTATAGTTGGGTCAGCCTCAAAACCTAACTTGCATTGTTTGTTAGTAATTTGGGTGACTGTTATCGTGCATAACTGCAGCTCAGATGCTGAATCATGCACGATAATTTTTTCACCTTTTTTTCTAGTTAATATTAAGTTTTTATTTGTCATAAATAGAACTTACACTTGCCTCTGCGTCTAACGGTAAATCTTTGCACCAAGCTGGTGGTGTTCTCATTATAGTTAGTATTTTATTTAGTATAACATCTGAACCAATATTAGAACCGATAGCTATAATTTCGTCGTGTACCTGCATGACTATGTCAACTTCAGGTAAACTTTGGATGTCTAACATTTGGTCAGTAATAACAATACGTGCAAGTGCCTGAACTACATTTTCTGTAAGTCTAGGTCCGTGCGTACGTATGTATTCTTTACCTGTTGTGTAGATAAACTCACCGGCCTCATGTCTTAAGCTAGGGTATTTGAGTTGCATACCGTTAGGTAGCTCCAGCCCATTTGCACGAATTATTAATGGTCCATAATGAGTGCCATAAGACTTAGGTGAAAGCATTTCCCATAGTAATCCTTTCATGCTACTCCATAAATCAGGGATGTTTGGATACATAGTTCTGTATTGATTAACAATAGACTGTGCTGTCTGATCACCGATGTCTACTGAAGGAGAACCTGATTTTAAGGTGTCTTTGTATCTTTGGTGTCCCATGCCGTACCCCAATCCAAGAACTGCGGTTTTACCGACATACCTTTCTAACTTGTCCTCTTTAGTAATCGTACGACCATATATCTCAGATGCAAACTCCGAATACACGTCACGGCCTTCTGCAAATGCACGAAGTAAATCTTCTTGATTAGACATCCATGCTAGCATTCGTGCCTCGATGTTAGACAGGTCAGCAATGTAGAGTGCTTGACCTTCTGGAGCCATGATTGCGTGTCGTAGTTTAGATCCACGTGGCAGGTTTTGTAAGTTGATTTTATCCATGCCACCGAAACGCCCGGTGTGTGCCGCATAGTAACGCAGCGGTATGCTAAACGTACCGTCAGGGTTGCATGCATCAATGAAACGTTGGGCTCTGGTTTCGTCAATGCGTGACTTTACTACTTCCCTGGCGTCCCACAACGCACGGTGTTCTGGGTACAAGTTGCACATTTGAATGTAAGCCGGATCGTTTTTGCCAAAAGCGGGTATCTGTTCACCTGTGCGTGGGGATTTTTTAGTTGGCACTACAATATCTAATGACTCTAAGTGCTTAGCGAACTTTTGTTGAGACGCAAGAACTTCTCGTGTTACTCCCGAAGCAGCGATTGCCTCCGTTGCACGTTTTGCCATTTCTTCTTTGTAATCTTCCAAAAGTCCACGGTCCATTAACAACTTTGGTTCTACGAACATACGTGTCGTGAGATCGATTAGATCTAGCTCACTGCACGGAAAGTTTTTAATGTAACTTTGGAAAAGTGCGTACGTTAGATCCACGTCCTGTACACAATATTGTCCGATCGTGTTATCTGTTGCTGGGTCTAAGTCGCGTATACCTTTTGCTGATACCAATTCTTCTCCCTTACGCATGCTATCGTCGGATGGAAATTCACGCACGCAACAATCTTTGAGTCTGGCAGACATGTTCGGATACAAGCCACGGCTCATTGCCGCTGTGTCGTAATAGTACGACGGCTTATATCCGAAATGCTGTGTAAGAATATAAGCATCAAATAATGTATTGTGGCAAACGAGGGCGGTGTTGGCCCAATCGATTTGTTCCAATATGGCCGGGGTTTCATCTTCTGAATACCACTCGGTCTCATTATCATCTACTTTTATCCCTACGCCCCAAACCTTAAACTGCTCGTCATTGATATACTGAGCGGTAGACATTTTAGTAAGAGTATAGTTAGTGTCAAAGTATGTCTCAAAATCTAAATATATTTTTTGCATTACAAACCCTCCATGAATTGTTGCATTATATTAGCTGGTGGTTGACCTTCGTGTTCTAACATCATTTTGGCATATGCCTCTGCGTCTAGATTAGAAAGTCCGTTTTCTTTACCTTGGTCAAAGTAAAGTTCTAATAATCGTTCGTTGTGTTCACAGCTCATTTTAACCTCCCCCACTCTTTCAAGTGTTTTTCTGCGATTTCTCCTTTGCGTGCAAGCTCTTTGACTCTGCTCCAAGCTTTGCCCACGTCAGGATGTTCTATTACAACCTCTGTCATGAGTTCATCAATAATTTCTATTGAATCTTTAGTTGCGTCTATTATTTTCCAAGTCATAGTTCCTCCTTGAACTTTTGTACTTTTGCACACCATTCTTCGTACTCTTTTGTGGTAGCACGTTCCCAACCTATCTGCTTACTGGTGTACATATTGTAAGCAGTAGATATCTTGACATATCGCCATTGTATGTGAAGTAAGTCATCTGGATCATTGTATGTGTATGGGTGAATCGGATTACGTTTCACATACACGTGAGTGGGTGGCATAAATTACTCCTTAATTTGTTTGACAAAACTCCTTTTTGTCTTTATGACTATAAATATTACACCATGGTGGTGTGATATACAAATAGGAGAATATTATGGCAACATATACTTCAGACGTAGTAGACGGTAATTCATCTTTCAAACCATTTCCTTCTGGGCAAATGGGTGTTAGATATGCAAAATTCGAAGCTACTACAGCTTTAGCATTAAATGATGTTATCCAAATGGTTGATGTCTTTGCAGGTGAAACTGTACATGACATAGTACTAAAAGTTGATGACCTTGATTCAGGTACAGCTCTTGTTCTTGACATCGGCGACGGTGCTGACCCAGATAGAATCGTTGATGGTTCTACAATTGGACAAACCGGCGGTGTTGATAAAACAGACGCAGGTTTTGCACCTTATGAGTATTCAGCTGATGACACCATTGATATTCTAGTACAAGTCGCACCTGGTGGTGGCGGTACTGGAACAATTGAACTTTGGGTATACGTATCCTAAGTTAAAAACGCATAGCCCAAGCCGGGACTCCGAATCTTGGGCTATACTAATGCCACTCCTTGGCATGTCAAAATGACTCTCTATCTCCCTGCTCCACTAGCTGGCTACTCAGAGGCTAGCATGTCGTGCACTACCCGGACCGGAGGGCTCTTCCTCAAGAGAGTCAAACTTTCACTCAACGTCGTATTCACTTCGTGGATACTGCTCTTCAAACTTAACATAAGCTAAATCTAAAGATAATTTATCCTCTCCATATTTTTGACGTTCATCATTGACAGCGAAAACCCAATTGTCACGGTTAGCTGTCCAAGACCATTCATGGTTATATTCCCATTTTTTATCTTGCATATAAGTTGCCATCTTAATACCCCCTATTTTAGTAATGAGTTCTCAAACACAACCTCTGCCATCTCTTCTTTGATGTCATCAGGTATAACAGCTGCAGGTTTGACCTTAGCTGGTTTCTTAGGTTGTGCTTTCTTAGCAAGTCTTTGTTTGTATTCCTCTGGAACGAGGGCCATACCACCAGAAAACTCATCAAGAAACTTCTTCAGTGTAGAAAACTGCATTAGACAATCTTCCATCTTCTTTACTGCATCGGCAACTTTCATATCAGTTTCTGGTACTTGCTTGAGAACATTATACATTTCTGGGTCAGATATTACCAAACCAATATCAATATGAGGTGCGTAATCAGCCTTAGCTTGATAATCACTCATACTACCGTCAAGTGTAAACGGCAACAAAACAGGCTCAGTAAACTCGTATTCGAAGTACATATCTCCATCTACATAATTATCAGACGCTGGGTTATGAGTATGGCCAGATGTTTTATAATAATCTGAATACTCATACTTTGGGTTCCAATCAAAAATATGTTCAAGATTTTCTTCAATTGGTCGTTGGTCATTGATAACAGCATATATTTTATGTGAAGGATTCAAGCTCAAAATATTAGGCTTACCACCCCACGAATCAAACATACTACGTTTCCAAAAAGCCTCTGATTTTGCCAAATCATTGCTTTTATCTCCAACAATATTTTGAATTACTTGGTACTTAAAATCTTTTAACAAAGCTTCCGCTTCGGAACTCAAAGATATAAAGTCATTAATCAAAGGTACCTTACCAGATACTGTATCCTTTATATCTGAAACAACTTGTGCTACTCCAGATTTATTCTCGTACGCCGCTCTTACTTGCTTTCCATAATTAGAAAGCATTTGTTCCCGCAACGTTTGGGACATTTGTACACTAGCCATTTAACTTCACCTCCTTATGTGATGTGTCTTGATTTTCTCTATAGAATTTTTTCATATCATCTATAAGCTCATCAGCTGTTTTAGCATCAGGGGCACAAAAATAATTCATCTTCATGAAATACCCCAGCCCTGTAATGATAACATCCATAGGTGGCATTCCTGCCTGTTGGCACATATGAACCTGTGCATGTATCGCCTCTTCAAATACGTCTGCGGTTTTTACATCCGCTCCGCATTTCTCGCATTTATCTTGTTGCCAAGATTCAACGCATTTATCTTTCTCATCCGCCATATTTTCCTCCTCTAGTTTATATGTACGACTTCACCAAATGGTGCAGTCCGGTCTTTTTCTGTTGATATCCACAATACATCGTATGGTGGAGTATCGCCAAAGTCATCTGCACACATATCAGTCAAATAAACAGCACAACTGATATGAGGCAAATGCTCATTAATGTAATCAAAGGCTGGACTGAAACGAGTTCCGCCTCTACCTTTGTACGTTACTTTAAGTGGTAACGACTCTCTTGTGTACTCAGTAACTTCGTTGACCTCTGCATCGCATTGCAAGAAATGAATCTTTTGTGGATTCAAATCACGCAAAATAGCAGATGTTTCTGTAGTAAACTGAGTAAGAACATCATCGATAATAGAACCCGACGTGTCTGCAATAATAGCAATCTCTTCAAGTGCTGGATTCCACAAAGATGGTAGATACATACCAGATGCAATAAAGCGTCTGTTTGGTCTAATCCATGTGAAATCAGACTTAGCATTGGCTCTCATGAACCTAGCCAAGACTGACGCCCAATCAACCTTAGGCGTAACAATATCTGTTATCAGACTCTCCATGTTTGCAGAAAGTTTACCGTGTGCTTTGGCACTCTCTGCCGCTTGGTTAATAGCGACAGTAAGTTCAGCCTCAATAGCACCGGCTGTACCACCGGTGCCATCTTGGTCTGGGTGGTCGAGCACGCCACCACACTTGCCAGAATCCAATGCCATTTGGGCCCAACCTTTTGGAGGTTCAGGTAATAGATTGTAGATGGCCTCTGCAGTCATGTCGTTGTACTGCTCATCTATAAGACCACCATCTGGCAAAATAAAATTTTCTGCAATGAGATAATTATTGATTGCATAGTCACAAGCTACGTTCCATTTCTCAGGACCACGCTCTTGTCTACGTGTGATGTGCAATAGCACAACATGCATAACCTCGTGAGCCAAGAAACCGATACGCTGTATCTCTGAAAGTTTCTCGAACCACTTTGGGTTGTAGAACAAGTGCACGCCATCGGTTGCACCGGTTGGCATATCATCTCGCTCTACTGGTTTTAGCCGTAGACAAAGCGTACCAAAGAATGGATTGTCAAGAACAAGTCTTGACCTAGCTTTAATATACAATTGATTCATTAGTCATCTCCAAGTAATTTATCTTCAAGTAAGACTTCACGTAAATCTTGTAGCTCTGTATCTGCAAGTTCTTGCTGTTCCTTTGCTCGTTCTCCACGCTCGTCCTTCTCATACATTTTCTGTAACCTATCGCTGGGCACCAAATCTTTGAGAGATGGGTCTGCCTTGAGCAATTGGTTAAGCGTATGGAACTTATCCAAAACATTCTGAATGTTGTTGGTGAACGCTCTTCTCTTACGGTCTAAGTCTTCGTTGTGTACTTCAACTTGATAACAAGCTAGAAAAGTTTCATCGTTATTTGGTACAGCAAGTGAGAACTCTCTGTACTCAACCAAAAAGTCTGGGAATTGAGTAACGGGCACATGTAAAGTGTACTCAAACTCATCCTCTACTTTTTTCGTAACGTAAGCCTCTTTCTCAGAGTCCCATACATCATCCTTATCAACCATAAGACTTGACTTGATACGCAATCGTTCAACACTTCGCGTGCCAATCTTCATATCAGGCCAAATCTCTTTGAAACTTTTGGTAGTCTTGTTGATTTTGTCCTGAAGGTTGTAACGCGTCAAAAGAACAGCCCCATCCTCTGGATAGGTCTGCTTTGGATTAACTTTTTCGAACTTCTCTTCAGCTTTTCTACGAATATCTCGTTTAAGCTGCTCCGACAATCTAACTGTTTTCATATATCCTCCTATAATACAACGTTAGCATTTTCTTTAACCCACTTACGTACATCATTGTGCTTACGTACATCGTCACCGCCTGCGGCAATCGAACTACGCACGAGCACAACTTGGAACTCAAGTGGTATCTTCTTAGCAAGTTTCATGATGCTCTCCATCTTGTCATCATCTGCTCTAGCTGCAAGAGCGTTAGCAAAAGCATAGAGTAAAGCTGGATTATCATCTTTCTTGTATTTTGACGGGTCTTGAATAACCTCATCAATGTTAGGCAGTTTGTTAGCAATCTCTTTGAATGCTACAAACTCACCAGCTGGACCATCGCCAACCAAAGAAGCGACATCAAAGAATAAACCTTCTTCGTCGTCTGTTGTATTGTCGATATGATTGCTCACCATAGCCCACGTACGTGGAGTTGGGAAAGCGTACTCATCAGCGTCAAAACTGTTGAGCAACTGTGGTCGATACTGGATAAAACCAATGACATCTGTATTGATATCGTTTTGGTGAGCCCAAGTCACCCAATCGTCCAAAGTTGGCTCAAGTTCAAAGTGAGCAAACCTGTTACGCAGTGCACTTGTCATTTGATAAACTGACGCACCATCAGTGAGTCTGTTACCAGCAGCAACAATAGTCCAACCACTTGGTAGTTCATAGTCACCGACTCTTCTGTCCAATATCAGTTGCAAGAACGCATTCTGCGTTGCAGGTGGTGAAGCGGGTAGTTCGTCAATGAACAAAATACCACGTTCGCCATCGCGTTCTGCGATTGGAAATACATCTGGTACAGCCCAAGATGTAAATCTTTTACCGGTATCTTTTATCTGCCTAACGTATGGTACGCCACGCACGTCAACTGGGTCGAACAAGTTAGCACGAAAGTCTAACAGTCCGATACCTCTAGATTCTGCGACTTGCCTTGGTATATCAGATTTACCAATACCAGGGCTGCCCCAAATCATCACAGGTCGGTTCTTAGTAACCGCTTTGTTAAGTCTTGTAACAAGACCAACAGGATTTATCGTTCTCATAATTAATTATTCCTCCAATCAGGTTCTACAATCTTCCATTTTGGTTTGACTGTAGGTACAGTTAGTTTCACAGGGTTATTCATAATAACCTTGTCTTCTTTTTCAATTGTCAGTTTCTCATGCACCATTGTCTTCTTCATAAAGAACAAAACAAGTGAAGCACACAAACCGCCAATCATGGCTGCCGCCATACCGCTGAACGTGCCGTAGAAACAAATCATCAATGTGACTGTGATAAGTACATCAACAAACACATCGTGACCGATTGTTTTACGACCGCCAGCTTTAAGTGCAAGGACTAGTAGACCTAGTGCTGAAAGTATTCCGATTAGCAACATCTCTGTTCCTCCATGCAAGATAAGCCATATACGCAAATTGTATAAGCTCGATTAGTATCCAAAGTGCCGTTGTCAGGGCACTCACCACGCTAGTTGTATTCATAATAACCTCCATAGTAAATACAATATTGAGCTGATGCCGATAGCGACACCAACAAGAATCAGTGAGTAATGTATGCTAGTGGCAATGCCAAATAGCAAGAAAAGCACGCCAATACCCACTAGAACTGACGTGCAGTATTCTTTAAGAATCTCCATTAGCCTTTCCTCCAACCAATAACAAGAAAATCTATATCTTCCAATAGATTATTTTCTAAGACATCAGAGGGCAACCATTCGGCTATTTGAGCGTGTGTCCTACCACCAAACCAAGCTACACTTGATTTACTGTCCATCTCTTGCCAATCACCCTCTTTGCGGACTTCGTCAATCGTTTTTTTACCAAGATTACCAAGATGATTCATACCACACCTCTTTACCTTGTCTAAGCCATTCAAGAGCACTCTCGCAGAACTTCAAGTCTTGGTCTTTGTACTCAAGTGCAGCTTGTTCTTGAAACTGCTGTCCCCAAAAGAAACCGTCCGGACAAAAAGGCAGAGTTCCTGACTCAACCTTTTCTTTCAAGTCAAGAATGTCTTCTTCAGTGAGCTTTAAGACATCGCCACCGTTGAACCCATCTGGTCCCATAATACCGAGCATTTCTGTGCCATTCTTCTTGTGCCACAGCTCAGTCATATATTGTTGTAATCTAGCGTGCTTACGCCAGTAGTATGGAGCCTCCATTCTGTCGTTAATATCTTCTCTGATATCAACAACGTTTTCTGGTTGCTCTTTCTTAGGGTGCATAAACCCTGCATATACGTCTAATCCCATAATAACCTCCTAAAAATGTAATGGGTGCTGGACTTCTCATCCCAGCGTGGTCGTTCCGGAGACACCGACATGTGCTTTACTACGTCCACATGCTGACGATAAATAATATAATTCATGTATAAAATTATGAGGAAGGTCGCGAATGCGACCCGTGCGTTGTGGTTCCACCGGTTCCACTTGGTTCCACATATCGTGGAACACAAAAAACAGCGTAAAACCGCGTATGTTCGTCCTTGGTTCCATGGTTCCATATAAAAATGTTCTGTAAAACTATATTATACAACCACGGTTCACGGTCGGCCTTACGCATACCTCTTTGTTCTACGTGGAACACTGGAACCGCGGGCATGGTTATCCCGCTCAAACCTGCACAAACAAAGCAACGGGCATGGTTCCATGAACTGGTTCCACATGGGCAAGAGTCGTGGAACAAATGGAACCATTCTCCAGGTGTGCATGCACCGATGCTCGCGTCCGCTCGGCACGGTGATGATAGTAGGCACATGATAGTATGATAGTAGTCAAAAGAAAAAAAACAAAGAAGGGGGCTGGACGCCCCCGATATACTTAGAATGGAAGGTCGTCGATGTCAGGACCGTTAACCCTCACATGACTTTTAGATGATTGGTCTTCTTCAACCTTGTCTTTTTCAAAGAACATTTTAAAGACATAGAAATAACCGACAACCAATGTCACCTTCAAGATGACATTGGCTACGATATACACGATGACAGCTAGTGCTGCATATTCCACGATACCCATCACACTTCTCCAAAAAGGACTTGAAGAAGTTCCTCGGGCAAATGTAGTACATATCTACCCATTTGCCTTCTCCGGTTGAGCTACATCCATACCTGGCAATTCAGGTTGATGATAGTCGTCGTTCTCCTTAGCAAACTCTTCCCTGAGTTGCTCATCGACTCCGGACTCCTCGTCTCGTGGTAATACCTTCGGTGCACCTTGAGCACCAGCCGCCATACCTTTCGCGAATTCAGTTGTGATACCCGCCGTCAGTTTAGCTGTTGACCTGCCGATTGACGCTACGAACAGACCAGCTTTATATGCAATAGTCATAATTTTCTCCTCATGATAGTAGGCAATGCATGCATGCTCTTACCCACTGGTTAACAAAATAAAAAAAATGACAAGGACACACATACCTGGTTAATGCTCCTCTGTATATGTGTGCCCTTGTCACCAAGCTTATTTCTTAAGCTTGTATCCTTTAGGCTCAAAGTCCAAGTCAACTGTTGATAGTTTGACATTGAATTTAGCTCCCTTTGGAATTACGATTTTCTTATCAGCGACACCCCAAACGATACCATTCTCAATGATATCTTGAGTGTTCATCTTCAAAGTATCTAACTTCTTGTACTGATTCTTCCATGACTCCTTGTCACCGGGTTCCATCTCGATAGACAATGAACACTCAACGAATTCATTATCTTTACCTGTCGTAATAAATCTCTGAGGGTTATCAGAATATTTTACTTCTTCCGGTGCCTCGATGTTCAAGTCGAACTCTGTAACACGAGTGATAGTTTTAGTTTTACTTTTAGTCATAATTTACTCCTTAATAAAAAGTTTAACTACAGACCTATATGGAAGCTGACGCATGTCAGCTACCTACAATAAGTCAAAACAAGGTTCCAACAGTCAAAAACTAGCAGTGGTCGTGAAACCTAATCGGGGTCGGGGTGTGGTCGTGGCAGAGCGGGGAGGGGAATGAGAGAGCGATATTTATGTACTTTTTCAAAAAAAATTTTCTCGCAAAAAATTTACAAGCTATACATTATTATGTTATTTTTAGCAAATGAGCTTAGTTCAAACTGATGCTGTTGAAGTTACTAACGAAGACAGGATTGAATTACAATCACATTTCCCCTACGCAGGTGTAAAACTGTCCGAGCTTTCTGTCCAAGAAGAAAGGTTGATTTTATTTTTTATAAGGGGAATGAGCAAAGCAGCCGCCGGCCGTGCAGCGGGGTACCAGAACCTAGACCACGTGTACGAAGTTTTTAAAAAACCTAAAGTAGCACAAGCGGTAGAATATCTAAGACAAGAAATGCGAGAAGAAGTAAAGTTCGATAGAACGACTGCGACTACTATGTACCTAGAAGCCCACCGTAAATCAGCAAACGCAACCGAAGAAAAAAATGTAGTAGATTCGTTATGTAAACTTCATGGTCTATTTGCACCAGAAAACGCAACACAAGTTAATATAAGTGTAGACAAAATAGAGAGGTTAGAAAGACTGCCCGACGCTGAGCTTTTAAAACTAGCCGGAGTAGATTCCTCTCATTTAGACCCCAAAGGAGACGAGGATGGCGTTGAGTCCTGAGCTAAGAAAACAACTTAGGAAAGTGCTAGCAGCTAAGAGAGCAAAAAAATTTCAAAAAAATTTTGTAGGAGAAAATTATGGCAAACGAAAAATATATGCAAGCTGCTAAGGCTAGAAGAAAAAAACGTAAGAAGAAAAAATTTCCTGACTTAAATAAAGATGGAAAAATAACCTATGCTGATATTCTCATAGGCAGAGGCGTTAAGGGGAAAAAATAATGCATTGTAAAGGAATAAACGCACCGCAACCTGATATGAAAAAGTTTGCGAAAAAAATGAACAAGTATGGTCGCATACCAAAAAAAGGAGGTAGTTATGCCGGCAAAAAGAAAAAGTAGTAAAAAAAGAAAGTCTAGTAAACGTAAAGGTGCAACACCTACAAACCCAGCTTTATATGCAAGGGTGAAAGCTGAAGCTAAGAGAAAGTTTAAGGTTTATCCGTCTGCATATGCCAATGGGTGGTTAGTAAGAACTTATAAGAAACGCGGCGGCGGATATAGATAATGGCAAAGCCTACCGGTGGCCTGACTGCATGGTTCGGAAAAGGGCCAAAGGGCGATTGGGTCGATATTGGGGCTCCAAAGAAAAAAGGGAAATTTCAGCCTTGTGGACGAAAGTCTGCTAAAGGTAAAAGCAAACGTAAGTACCCGAAATGCGTGCCACGGTCTAAAGCTCGGTCGATGACTGCAGCACAGAGAAGAAGTGCGGTTAGAAGAAAGCGTGCAGCGGGGAACCCAGGTGGTAAACCACGTAACGTAAAAACTATAGTCAGGAAAAAACCTGCAGTAAAAAGAAGGAGGACTCGTGCCAAGAAAAAAAGGTAAAATGCCACCAAGAAATAAGAAGAACTTTCGTTCTACTAAGTCTGGTGCGGGTATGACAAAGGCCGGAGTTAAAGCTTACCGTAGGCTGAACCCCGGTTCAAAGTTAAAAACAGCAGTTACGGGTAAAGTTAAAAAAGGCAGCAAAGCTGCAAAACGTAGAAAGTCATTCTGTGCTAGGTCTGCAGGTCAAATGAAGAAGTTTCCAAAAGCAGCTAAGAATCCTAACTCAAGATTAAGACAAGCTAGAAGACGGTGGAAATGTTAACACATGCAAAAAGTAGAGTGTTATAAGTGCAAAAAACTATTGGCAGAACAGCTAGTCCTACCAAAAGGACTTTGCGTGTATTGTGCTGCAGATGAGACAGACACACTGCCGAAACCTGCCACTCCTACTAAATCTAAAAAAGAGAAGAGAGAAGAATCTGCTCAAGTTCGTGCTGAACAAGAGCTCGCGAAGAGAATACTGGCACGTAAAAGATTATTACCTTTCGTAGAAAAATTTAACGCCGATTACCAAGCAGGTTGGGTACACAAAGACATCTGTAAACGTCTCGAAAAGTTTAGCGAAGATGTAGCACAAGGAAACTCCCCTAGATTAATGCTTTTTATGCCCCCTAGGCATGGAAAGTCCACCTTAGCTAGTGTAGCTTTTCCTGCTTGGCATCTAGGTAAAAACCCACAACATGAGTTTATAAGTTGTTCTTATTCTGGTTCTCTTGCTATGAGTTTCTCTAGGAAAGTGAGACAGTTAGTTAGGGAGCCCAACTATAAATATATTTTCGAAAAAACTAAATTAGATAAAGACTCTCAAAGTATAGAATCCTGGCTAACTACCCAAGGCGGAGGCTATGTGGCCGCTGGTGTTGGTGGTGGTATTACAGGAAAAGGTGCAAATATTCTTCTTATCGATGACCCTGTAAAAAACCGAGAAGATGCAGAATCGGAAAACAACCGTGAAGCAACTTGGGACTGGTATACCTCTACCGCTTATACACGTCTTTCCCCAGGTGGAGGTATATTAGTTATTCTTACAAGGTGGCACGATGACGATTTAGCCGGAAAACTTTTGACAGCTAGTGAAGAAGGGGCGGACCAGTGGGAAGTAGTCAAGTACCCTGCGATAGCAGAAGAGAATGAAACCTATAGGAAGCAAGGCGAAGCACTACACCCAGAAAGATATAACTTAGAATCGCTAGAAATGATACAACGTGCAATCGGTCCCAGGGACTGGACTGCGTTGTACCAACAAAATCCAGTGTCTGATGAAGGAGATTATTTCAATAGGGACATGGTCAGATACTATGAACCTGACGAAATTGATTATGAAAGACTTCGTTACTACACTGCGTGGGACTTAGCTATCGGGCAAAGAGACCGCAACGATTTTTCTGTTGGTGTGACTGTTGGTATAGATGAGTATGATAATATGTATGTTGTAGATGTTATACGCGGTAAGTATGACGGTTTTGAACTCGTAGAAAAAATATTAGATTTTTACGAACAGTGGCGGCCAGGCATAGTAGGTATAGAGCGTGGACATATAGAAATGGCTATTGGCCCTTTCTTAGAAAAACGTGTAGCAGAACGTAGATTGCATTCTGCATATTTTAAAGATTTAAAAGTAGGAAGGCGTGATAAAGAAGCTAGAGCTAGAGCAATCCAGGGTAGGATGCAACAGGGTAAAGTTTATTTCCCACAAGACGCAACTTGGACAGGTTCCATGGTGGCTGAACTTTTGCGTTTTCCTAATGGCGTGCATGATGACCAGGTGGATGCACTTGCATGGGTTGGTTTAATGATGACAGAGTTTGCAAGTTTTTATGAAGCACCCGAACATGTACCTTCTTGGAGAGATAAGTTAAGATATATAGCCAAAGGCCCTAAAAAGAAAACAGCTATGAGTGCATAATATGGCATACAGTACAAAAAAACCTAAACAAAACCTTTCTAAAGCTGAAGAACTTACTTTAGCGAAAAGCCAATTCAATGCTTACACCCGAGCCCGAGACAATGGGCACGAAGAATTTATAGAGATGGCTAAAAAATGCGACCGTTACTATAGAGGCGAGCAGTGGGACGAGTATGATATACAAGAGTTAGATGACCAAGGCCGACCAGCATTAACAATCAACACTATTCTACCTACGATTAATGCTGTTATGGGGGAACAAAGTTCAAAGAAAGCTGATATACAATTCAAGCCAAGAGGTGGCGGCAACCAAGAAATAGCCGACGTTCTTACTAAAGTTTACCAACAGATATCAGACAACAACAAACTAGATTGGATAGAGGCCCAAGTATTCCAAGATGGAATAATACAAGATAGAGGGTGGTTTGATGTTCGTGTTGACTTCGATGACCACGTGATGGGTGAAGTACGTGTAGAAGCAAAAGACCCATTAGATATTCTTATAGACCCAGACGCAAAACACTATGAGCCTACAACTTGGAATGAGATTTTCGAAACCAAGTGGATGAGTATTGATGAGATAGAAGAAGTTTACGGACAAAAACCAGCAGACCGACTACGGGTGTTGGCTGAAACTGGTGCTACTCTTGGAGCTGACTCCATGGACTATGAGGAAGAAAGGTACGGAGATACTGAACAAGAAAACTACGGACATCAATACCCGGCTGACCCAGAGAACGCACGAGCACTTAGGTCCGTTAGGGTTATAGAAAGACAATATTATCAACTAAAGGATTGTATGTTTTATGTTGACGTTGTTACTGGAGACAAACGACAAGTTCCATACGCTTGGGGTAAAAAGAAAAGAGAAGAGTTTGCTGACCGGTTTGGTTTAAACATCATGCAAAAAAAGGTGCGAAAGGTTCGTTGGACTGTAACAGCTGACACCGTTGTTTTATTTGATGACTGGTCGCCCTACAACTATTTTACTTTAGTACCATACTTTCCGTACTTTCGTCGCGGCAAACCATTTGGCATGGTACGAAACTTATTATCACCACAGGAACAACTAAACAAAATTAGTTCTCAAGAATTACACATCGTTAACACCACAGCTAACAGTGGCTGGATTGTGGAGTCAGGTTCTCTATCTGGTATGACAGCAGATGACTTAGAAGAGCATGGTGCAGAAACTGGCTTAGTATTAGAGTTTAACCGTGGCTCCAATCCGCCTGCAAAAATACCACCTAACCAAATACCTACCGGGCTAGACAGGCTGGGCCAGAAAGCAGCACGAAACATAAAAGAGATTAGTGGTATATCTGACGCTATGCTAGGCCAAGATAGCCCCGAAGTATCTGGTGTTGCAATACAAGCAAAACAGAACAGGGGCTCTACTATGCTACAAGTACCTCTTACTAATTTAGCAAAAACAAGGCAGTATTTAGCAGAGAATATTCTTAACCTAATTCAAACTTATTACACAGAAGAAAGGATAATACAAATAACAGATGAAGAAGACCCATACAAACCAAGAGTTCCTCTTCGTGTAAATCAAATGACTCCTGAAGGAACTGTTATTAATGATTTAACTGTTGGTGAATATGATGTAGTGGTAAGCACTGCACCAGCTAGAGATAACTTTGACGAAATGCAATTTGCTGAAGCTATATCATTACGACAAGTTGGAGTGCCAATACCAAACGACATGATTGTTGAGTACTCACACTTATCACGTAAAGCAGACATAGCTGACAGAATAAGAAGACTAGAGGGAACTGCACCACCTACAGAACAACAACTGCAAATTCAATCATTCCAGGCTGAAGCTGCTATACGTTCAACTCAATTAGAAATAGCTAAGATGGAAGCGGAAGTAAGAAGGTTACAATCTGAAGCAGCATTGAATATGGCTAAAACTGCCTCTGCTGAAATAGACCCACAGTTGAAGGTAAGCGAATTACAGAGTAAACTACAACAAAAACGTGAAGAACTTGGACTGCGTGAGCGTTTATCACAGATGACAAACAACATGCGTAAAGACCAGAGCGACACGGCTGCGGCAGCCAAGATGGCTACTGAAGCAATGAAAAACTTAGGACCAATAACAGGAGGTACTGAATAAAATGGCTAAGAAGAAAAAAACTGAAATAAGTAACGAAGCTGAATCTAATGAATTTGTATTAGACGGCATCCCAGGTGCGGACCCAATATCCGAAGAAGACGCTAACAAAGAATTTAAAGTTGATTTAAATTTTGAAGAAGAAGCTAAGTCAGAAGATGACGAGGTAGAATTTCCCAAGGAGGGCGAGGTTGAAGAAATCACAGAAGAAGAACTCAAGACTGATACTGAAGAGGCAGAAGAAGAGCCTGTTGAGGAAGCAGAAGCAGAAACAACTGAAGTTGAAAGCGAAGACGGAGAAGGTGGAGAACAAGAAGAAGTATTGGCAGACGATGACGGAGATACACAAGAACCTGAAGGAGAGCTACCGGCAGATGCTGATGGAGAAGTACAACAAAAAGAACCAATGATACCTAAATCTAGATTTGATGAAGTGCTACAAAAGACAAAAGCACTGCAAAAACAGTTAGATGAGTCAAAAAACCCACCACCTGAAGCTATAGAAAAGGCACCTGAGTACAATTTTGACGAAAAAGAGCAAGAATATCAGACTTTAGTGCTTGAAGGGGACCAAGAAAAAGCTACACAACTGCGAGCAGAGATAAGAGAGGCTGAAAAACAGCAAATGATGTTCGAAATGCAGTCTAGAATGGGCCATACGGTCAAAAAAAGCCAAGAAGAAGCTGATTTATTAGCAAAAGCTGCTGAACTAGAGGCCAAATACCCTATGTTAGACCAAAATAATGCTAATTTTGACCAAAATAAGACCGAAGAGGTTATGGCTTTGCGTGATGCGTACATACTTCAAGGTTTTGAAGGGGCAACTGCCTTAGACAAGGCCGTAAACATACTAATGAGAGATGTATCTGATGCTCCTGCTCCGGACCCAGTAGAGAAAAAAGTTACAGAAAAGAAAAAAGCTGTTAATGTGAGCAAAAAAATAGCAGCTTCCGAATCACAACCTCCTGCTATGAAAGGTAAAAACAAAGTAGAGAAGAAAGTTGACATAAATTCCATGTCTATAGACGAGTTTGATGCTTTACCTGCAGAAACTTTGAAAAGAATGCGTGGTGATTTCGGTTAATTTATGATATAAAAGTAATAAGTTTCGTTTGTTAGGACGATATCTAACTTGGAGCAGTCCAATAAAACACTGTTTTTCGCCTGTTATGGCGTTAATCTAACCGGGGTCGTACCCGTAAAAGCCACGAGAGCGTCCCCCCAACGACAAAGGGTACACGGACAAAAGTCGCTCCAAAAGTCGACTGGTTAATTAATTTTTTAATGGAGACATTATTATGGCAAATACTAATTTTGCTTCGTTGACCAGTGAACAACTTACCATCTGGTCACGAGATTTTTGGCGTGTCG